GACTATGCCCATGCAGCCAAGACTTTCCTTACCAACGGATACGAACTTGTTCCTCGCAACAAGTTCTTGTTCCACACTTACTTCAACATCAACACTGATCAGGTTCCGGTTTTGCAAAATGCTTTCCCCAGCCTGGACATGATTCGAACTGGTCTCATGGTCAAGACCATACAATTACCTAAATTCAATTTAGACACAGAAACACTGAATCAGTACAATCGTAAACGTGTGATCCAGAAAAAGATCAATTACGGCCCATTGAGCATGACGTTTCATGACGACAGTGGGAGTCTTGTGCGTAACATGTGGTACAACTACTATGCCTACTACTACAAGGATCCGGCACAGACTTATCTGTCGCCCAGGGCCACCAATGGTGACATAGGAGAATTGCAATCTCAAGCAGGATTTGCCTACAATAACAGAGACATCTACGACAATGATCGTCCAGTGAATGACTGGGGATATGTGGGCGAAGCATACAGTGACAGTGGCAACACTGTGACAGGTAAACCGGCATTTTTCCGTGACATCACTGTGTATGGGCTAAGCCAACACAAGTGGGTGAGTTATGTGTTGATCAATCCCTTGATCAAAAGTTGGGACCACGACACCTATAGTTACAACGAAGGTGCCGGAACCATGCAGAACTCAATGACCATAGAATACGAAACTGTAAAATATTATGAAGGCGCCATAGGTGGTGTACGCCCAGATACCAATGTGGTTGGATTTGCCGATTCCGCTTATTACGACAATATACCTTCCAGCCTGGCAAGACCGGGCAGCACACAGACTGTGCTGGGCCAAGGAGGACTGCTGGACGCTGGCATTGGTATCGTGGAAGATCTACAGAGTGGCACACTGACCGGTGTGATCGGCGCCATACAAAAAGCCGGCACTGTGAATCAGACCTTTAGAGGCAAAGATATCAGAGCCATTGTCAACGAAGAAGCCAATGCTGCACTCAAGACCACTTTAAGAACCAGCATTCCAGGAGCAGTTCGTAGCAACGGTGGGTTGAATGCGATATTTCCTCGACCACCAAATCGTGTAAGCACCACCAACACCACACAAGGACAATAACATGGGCGGCACAGTAAACGCACTCAACACCAATGTGGATCTCACAGTCAGGATCTTTGACACATTCTACAGCTATGAAACATTTGTCAACGCAGAAGAATATGATGTGGTTTATAGTTACATGAGATCTGTGTTTACCACTGATCAAGCAGCTGGAAATTTCACAGTGAGTTTGTTTAGAATAGCTGAAGAAACACGCACCCCGGTCTTGGACATCTTGCAAAACCTACAAGGACAAGACTCTATCCAACTCACATTGACCTTGTCTTACTATCTCAACAACATGAGAAGCGGTAGCACATTGTTGGGATTTGGAGTCACAGTTACTCCCAACTTTTATACCGCAAGGAATGTGCTGGCATGAGTCGCTGGGCCAATGGTGAGTATGCTATCACCAACCCAGCCAAGTATGTGGGCAAAAACAAACCCAGATATCGATCCGGATGGGAACATTCATTCATGAGATTCTGCGACAATAACGATGCTGTACTACAATGGGCCAGCGAAAGCATAGCCATACCCTATCGGAATCCCATCACTGGCAAACCCTCCATGTATGTGCCGGACTTTTTTATCACGTACCGCACCCGAGGCAATGTACAGAGGGCTGAAATGATTGAGATCAAACCCAAAAAACAAAGCATAATTGAAAGCAAGATGAACAGCCGAGACCGTGCTGTGGTTGCTGTGAACTATGCCAAATGGGCAGCAGCACAGGCCTGGTGCCGGCGAGCAGGCATACACTTCCGGGTTCTAACAGAGGATGACATGTTCCATAAGCCGGGTTGATCAATCCGGTAAATATGGTATGACCCGCAAACTTGAAGAGTTATTCGACTTACCGCCCTCCACGGATCCTGAAGAGGATCTGGTGTACACTCCTGAACAAACCCAGTCTGTGATGACTGAAATCGACGAAGCCATTGACAAGATTGATGCTGCCCTTCCGGGTGTGCGTGACTTGAGTTCATCAGACTCAGAGATGGATGAACTGGCCGATCTGGCCAAAGGCAGTTACAAGGATCTCATGGATCTAGGCATGAATGTGGATTCAAGATTTGCTGCTGAAATCTTTAGTGTGGCCGGTGCCATGCTGGGACATGCACTCACAGCCAAGCAGGCCAAACTGAACAAAAAGTTAAAAATGATTGATTTGCAGTTGAAAAAAGCAAATCTAGATGCCAAACTCGCAGATTCTGATCGAGAACCGCCACAGCAAGGCCAAGGCCATGTGTTGGATCGCAATGAATTGTTGGACAGATTGTTGGGCGATAGAAAGACAAATGCCAAAAAAGTATAAATATCACATAGGACTCTGATATGAAAAAATTTCACCATTATCTCGCAGAATCGGAACGCACATACGACTACAGGATCAAGATCCTGGGCGATGTGCCGCCAACCTTTATCAAGGATCTGGAGCAAAAACTCGAACAGTTTGACATTGTTAAAATGTCGGGCAAGAAGACCACACCTGTGCAACGACTTCTCAAGGACTTTCCTAACGAAGAAAATGACATGGTCACCAGTGTGGATGTGAGTTTCCGTTATCCAGCCATCGAACCACAGATACAACAACTGGCTCAACTGTTGGGTTTCAGCCCCAATCGGATCCGACTGTTGACACAACCATATGTGGACAGCATCGATAACGAGATTTCAGAAATCAACACACAGAACAAGGACTTGATTGCTGATACCGATTATCCTGCACCCAATGCTGAACAGCAGGCCTTGAAGAAAGATTACTCCGGTGATCCTTACAAACATGCGGTATTGCAGAATGCATACCGTTCAGATTTCACAGTGGCCGGTGGCAAAACACCTCCAGCAAAAACCACCAATGACATCAAGCAGGACACCAAGAGTCCAATGACTGACGTCAAACGCATGCCACGGCCTGCTACTTTCGCAACACCAAGAGGATAAACCATGAGCGATTATTTTTTCTATGACCTAAACAAAAAGATGGCCGACTTGGCCAACAAGCAGCAACTGGCCGAAACAGCCCAGGCCACACCGGCCAAGCCTGCAGCCAATGCTTTAAGAACTCAACTCAATGAGCGTGACTTGGGCAAGCATAACAATGCTACCACTGGGTTTGCTGCATTGGCCAAGAAAACCGGCGGCGGCGAAAAAGGTGCCAAAATTGCCGGAGCACAGTTGGCCAAGATGCGAGCCAAGGGTCAGGTGGAAGAAGGCAGCAAGCCAGACTTCTTGGATCTGGACAAGGACGGCAATCGCAAAGAGCCAATGAAGTCTGCTGCTCGAGGTGTGAAAAAAGACATGGACGAAAGTGCATTGCAGGCTGCTTTTGGCAAAAAGAAATATGGCGACCAAGGCATGAAGGCCCTGCAAAAGGCCGGAAGAGATCATGCCAGCGATAGCACTATGAAAAAGATTCGCAACAAATATGACAAGTATGATGAAAGCCAGGGCATGACCGACGAAGGCAATGCATTCTCGGGTGCAGTGGTCAAAGCCAAGCGAGATGGCATCCAACCTGGTGAAAAAATCACAGTGGGTGGCAAACAATACGAGTTGAAAGAAGTTGATGCCACTCCGTCAAAAAAACCAGATCCAAATGTGCCAGGTTCCATGATCGTGGTAGGTAAGGATACTGGCCCGCTGCCCAAGAGAAAAACACCTACATCCGCTCCTGATGATGAGGACGGTTCCACAGCACCTCCCGCAAAAGGCCCAGACGGTCGGTATCCCATCGTGACTGACGGACCAAACAAAGGCAAGCGTTGGAGTCCTGCCACTCCGGGACCAACCAGGGCCGGAATGAAAACAGGCAATAAATCAAAAGTACCACAAAGTGCCATCAACGCGGCAAATGCATCAGATGATCCTATAAGAACATTGAACAAGAGTCAAAAGTTCACATCTAGTATGGATGAAGGTGGTATGCCAATGACTCCAAAGCAACAGAAGTTTGCTAAACTTGCTCCTCCAGTGAACAAGATCACTTTTGCTGACAAGATTGTTGGCGCCAAGAAAGAAGTTGACGAGATGCTGGGT